AAAGTCTTCCTGACATTACCGACAACAATCTAGGACCAAACCATCCTAGAAACAGAGCTATTACGGATGTTATTGACTCGTTTAGGAGTCGAGCAAAACGAGAAATACTCAAAGACTTTCCTGAGCTAAAAGCGGACTACGTCAGGATGCTTCAATCTAACCCTTATAAATAGACACCTTAACCAAACAAGCAAATGGCTTTATCATATACAGAAATAACGCTGGGCTCAGGCTCAGGAGAAAACGGTAACACCGGAACCGTGTTTGGTCCGTTTACCTTTGAGTATCTAAATACAGACGACATCAAGGTTCAGGTGCGAGCAGCGGCGGGGACCACTTGGACTTCACACGCTATTGCGTCTGACGGAGTTAACACGACGACCAAAAAGGTCACCCTTGCTTCCGCTTTAGGAAGCTCAGCGGCTTCCGATGTCCTTAGAATCTACAGGTCTTCATCGCTAGAAGCCTTGGTGGACTTCCAGAACGGCTCTAGGCTTAGCGAAGCGGACTTGGACTCCGCATACAGGCAAGGGCTATTCGCGGCACAGGAGGCAGCAGAAGACGCTCCCGGCAGCGGCGGCGTTACGATGCAAACGTCAGAAACTATAACTGACGGGGCCATTACAGCCGCAAAGCTGGCGAGCACCTTGAACCTAAGCAGTAAGACGCTGACTCTTCCAGAAGCTTCTGTAACTACACACGTCCCCGCTGGCGTACCTTCTTTAGCTACAGGATATTCAGGTGTTTTACCCACAAACAGAGGAGGCACGGGGTCCGCTAACACTAATTACTGCAACCTTGCCTCTAACGTGACCGGGACTCTTCCGGTAGCCAATGGAGGCACAGGGAGAACGGTTGACTACGCCCCCGGACAAGTTATTGAAGAGTTTCTTCTTCCTTGTGACGGGATTGGGTATGTCGCAAAGAGCGGCACTTACACACCCACAGCGGTCACATCGGGCGTGGATTTAACGGACACTTATGCCGAAATTTCAGGGTCTTCGATTAACTACACACCGCCTACCGGAACAAAGCTTATTATTTATAAGTTTGTGTTCGGGGTACACGCAGGGGACGACGGAGGCTTGCATCATAAAATAGAATTAGGAGGCGTTGATGTTAATGACTCTAGATGCACTGTGATGTTCCAAGATTATATGGACTACGGGCGCGTAACCATTGAATGGCCCTTTGTTATCGGAGACACGGCAAACGCTGCAACAGGAAGGCACGATGCGTTCTCTGATTGGAGCAGCGGACTTGTCATAAGGGTTCTAGCTAGACGGTATAGCAACACTTTCAACGCCTCACTACATGGGACTCATTTCCATGACGGGGGAACAGCGGACGTTTTCAATCGCCCACTAGTCGGAATCAAAGCCATTGGATAATCATGGATTCTACACACGTTCCCGCTGCGGTTGGTATATTAGGTATGCTAGGTACGTTCACTTTGTCAGAAATAAACTCGATGGTAGGCATTGCAGTAGGCGTTACTACTCTTTGTTATTTAATCCTAAAGACTTATAAGGAATGGAGAAACAAGTAGAAACCCAAGAAGAAAGGCTCAAAGACCTTCAGTCTCTTCTCATTGGCGAGTTTATCTCGCGCATTGAGTCAGGTGAAGCAGCTCCTAGCGACCTCAATGCCGCTAGGCAGCTTTTGAAGGACAACGGCATTCACGCAGGTCTCTCAAAGGACAACCCGATGGAGGACCTTGTTAAGATATTACCCTTTGACGAAGCAGCTCATGGCTAGGAACTACAGACAGGAATACGACTCTTACCACAAGAGGCCGCGCCAAAAGAAGCGCAGGGCTGCTAGGAATGGCGCTAGAAGGAAGATGAAGAAATTAGGACTTGTGAAGAAAGGCGACGGCAAGGACGTTCATCACAAGAACGGCAACGCAAGAGACAACAGGAAAAGCAATCTCGCCATAATGAGCAAATCGAAGAACCGCAGCCGCAAAGTGTAACAACATGGAAGTCCCCGAAAAACTCAAAGACTTCCGCAACTTTCTTTACATCGTCTGGAAGGAGCTTAACCTACCAGACCCAACAAGTATCCAATATGAAATCGCTGACTACATGCAAAGAGGAGATAGACGGGTTATTATCGAAGGCTTTAGGGGAGTCGGTAAAAGTTGGATTTGTTCTGCATTCGTTGTCCACCAGCTCCTCCTCGACCCAAGTAAAAACATCCTTGTCGTCTCTGCTTCAAAAACAAGAGCGGATGATTTCAGCACTTTTACACTTAGACTTATCCATGAACTCCCTCTTCTCGCTCATCTCCGACCACAAGACAAACAGCGATTCTCAAAAATCTCCTTCGATGTCGGACCTGCGCCCGCCTCCCACGCCCCCTCCGTCAAATCCTTGGGAATCACGTCACAACTGACGGGTTCCCGAGCGGACATTATTGTAGCTGATGACATTGAGGTTGTCAGCAACAGCGCCACTCAAGGGATGCGCGACAAGCTTGGCGAGCAGGTCAAGGAGTTCGACGCAATCATCAAGCCTGACGCTGAATCAAAAGTATTGTTCCTTGGAACACCACAGTGCGAGGACACCATATACAACAAGCTCACTGAGCGGGGATACCGGAAGCGCATCTGGCCAGCTAAATACATAACGGAGAAGGCTAATCAGACCGGATATGACGGGGCTGTAAGCGAGGTGTGCGTCTCAGAAGAAGCTGAAGGGTCCTCTACAGAGCCCCTCAGGTTCTCAGACATCGACCTAGCGGAGCGAGAAGCCTCCTACGGACGCACCGGGTTTGCCATGCAGTTCATGCTGGATACCCGCTTGAGCGACATCGACAGGTTCCCCCTGAAGACCAGCGACCTCATAGTGATGTCTGTGGACTCCTCAGTGGCCCCGGAGAAGCTTGTGTGGGCCAGAGACCCTAAACTGGAGTGGGACTCCTCTGTGCCCAACGTGGGGCTCTCAGGGGACCGTTTCTACCGCCCTATGGAGACAATAGGCTCCTACATCCCATACACAGGCTCTGTAATGTCCATTGACCCCTCAGGACGAGGTAAGGATGAGACCGGATACGCTATCGTTAAGATGCTTAATGGGTATCTGTATGTTGTTGATGCCGGGGGAATCCAAGGAGGATACAGCGACGATGTCCTTAAGGCACTAAGCGTCAAAGCCAAACAACAAAAGGTGAACGCAATAGTGGTCGAAAGTAACTTCGGGGATGGCATGTTTGTGGAGCTGTTTAAGCCCATCCTGACCAAAATACACCCGTGCACCATCGAAGAAGTCAGACACAACATCCAGAAAGAGAAACGCATCATAGACACTTTAGAGCCTGTTATGAACCAGCACAGGCTGGTGGTTGACCCGAAAGTTATACAACATGACTATGAAAGCGCTCAGAAATACCCCCTAGAATCACAGCTGAAATACCAGCTAATCTACCAAATGTCCCGGCTCACAAGCCAAAGGGGAGCCATTACACACGATGACCGCCTAGACGCGCTCAGTATGGCAGTAGCGTATTGGACCGAACAGATGGCTCAAGACGCTGATAAGCGCATCCGAGAGCGTAAAGTTGACCAGATAGACGCTGAGTTACGCAAGTTTGAGGAGTCTTACACTGGCAAAAAGGCCCGAGCAACTACTTGGGTATAACACCATGACCCCTATAAACCCCCCTGACTTTATTAACGTAGCAGGACAAAGGATTCCTGTGAACGTGAAGGAGGATATGCCGGGGAGATTAGCGGAGTATGACCCGGAATTACGGTGCATTAACATCCACGTTAGCGTCCTAAGAGACCGACAGCTATTCCGGTCTACGCTAGTTCACGAAGTGATCCACTGTGCCCTCGACTTGGCTGGAATATCGTTCAACACAAGCAGAGTCCTGTCTGAAAAAATAGAAGAACAGGTCGTAACTGCTGTTGAGAGCCTAGCCGCTCCCGCCATTATACGGGTGTGGAGATTGTAGAGACGGCATATATGGACGCTCTTAGGATTCTCTAAGGACACTTAGAGCTGTCCTACGGACAATAATAACAATCCACCTATAATGGATG